CCTTAGACCTACTGTTCTGTTAGAACAGTGTGCTCCGTCATCAATCGAGGACTGATGATACGGTGCCATGCTTATAGTGTCCTCGCAAGAGGTAGCTATGAGAGTTCGATACAGATCTTCAGGCGATGGTCCAAGACTGACTAGACATCTAATACAGCAAAAGAATACTAATGCTTATGTAGATGTGTCTTGGAACTATAATGGAAGGCCAGGTCCAATAAACCCGCCTCTACAGTCAAAAACTGTAGATTTGTGGGGTACACTGGTCGTAATACCTCCCCCTCCTGTCATTCAAGGCACGAGGGGATGGAGTGCAAACTCTTCTGATCCCGCTTATTTGGCTTCTGTTAAGCAAATAATTGAGGAAAAGTTGAATATATACTCCGTTGTAGAGTATTACTGGCCTACGGCCTTCCAGCATGTGCTTGAGTCCTGGGATGATAAACGTATGACTGACGTCATCGGTGATCAATTCAGGAAAAGGCAGCGAGCCAATGAAAGGGTAGTTCACCCTTGCACTAGCTCGTCGATCTCGTATAAGTGTTTGCCACTCTCTTCGGGTACGGATTCGTACTCGTTTGATGTGACATCCATGGGGTCGAATTATTACAATTCTTCCATACGGATCAACTTTGTCTCAAGCTTATATCCTAAGATTGCTCTTGGTCTTGATTTTCACGACCAATTGCTTCTAGCTTTAGAGCAACTACCAGTTGACTCTAATCTAGAATCCATGTATGCAGACTCTTTCTCTTCGAAAGATGATGCAGAAATGGAACTTCTTACCACCCTCGCGGAGGGTAAGAAGACCTTAGGTTATGTCATGCAACGCCTGTCTACTCTGGCTAGCATCCTGAAGCAAGCAAGAAGAGGTGATTTCTCTTTCCTTGGAAAGAAAGCGAATAACCTTGATCCTGCTAGCCTCTGGTTAGAAGCCCGTTATGCTGTTCGCCCTATCATTATTGATGTGGAGAATACACTTCGAGCCCTATCCAAGGATGGTAACTTGTTTAAGATCCTCCGGACACATCGTCATAATACGTATTCTTCAGAAGAAAATATCTCTTTTGATCATACGAACGATGCAGGTGTTTCCGGTACTGTCGATCTTAATATTAGTTACTCAGAGTATGCATCTGCGGGTCTTTACTCACAGCTGCAGTTGGATTGGCCAATTGGAAAAGACTTTGGCCTTACCAACGTAACACGAACCTTCTGGGAAGTTATTCCTTGGTCGTTCGTCCTAGATTGGTTTGTGAATATTGCGGGTTTAATCACCCTCATTAATCCAAACCCAATCTATAAGCCGCTATCGGGCTGGACCTCCCTAAAGAGGACCAGTATTTTCTCGGGCACGTTTACTTGTACGGTAAATACGACAGAGTTTCAAATACCAATTTCTGGTATCTCTAACACGTATAACCGACTCAAGAAAGACTTACCTGAACCGATAGTATTTGACTTTAACCTGTCAATCCCGAAGTTCTTAGATCTCATTTCCTTTGGATCTAGACGCTAGCATGCTAGCTCTGAACTTCAAAACCAACTGAGGACGTAATCATATGATTACTTTGAAAAATGCTGCTAACGCAGATGTAACGTACCAACAGCTCTCGGCAGAGGGCTTTCGCACTACTTACATCGGAGCTAATCACTCTGATATGAGTAAGGACCAAGTGATCCTCAACTCCGCTTCTCCGAAGCGAAGTGGTGTCACTTTTGGAAATCGTCGCGCTAGTATTAATCTAGTTACTAGTGTTACGGTTCCAACCCCTGGTGGTGAAACTGAAGTCAAGGACATGAAATTCGAACTGGTCACGTCTGTGCCAGTCGGTGTTTCAGCGTCTGATGTCGATGAAGCTATGGCTCGCATTTCTGCGGCTGTCGCAAACGCTACACTTGTTGAAGGTGTAGCAGTCATCGGCAAAACTCAGTATTAATCTCTCCTTATGAAAACTAAGGTTTGGACACTTGTAATCACTGCTGTAGTAGCGCTATTACAGGCTATCTTACAGCTGCTACAAGAGCCCTGAGATTAAACACCATTGGAGTAAATCCATGCGGAAGTACTTTAAGCCTGAGAATCTCCGGAAACGGGATTCTCTCCAGAAGATAGAGCGTGAGCTCGATCCCTGGATGCTATTGGAGTGTTACGTAAAGCGCTCCGCCTCTATACTAGGGATTGATACCGTTGCAGACGTTATTTCGGCTTGCCGAAGTAAATCTGTAACAAAGTATCTCTCCCTGGTTTCTCGTCTTGAAGCTCGAGCACAGTTGTACTCTTGCTCTGACGATGTGCGTTTGATTTACGCAGAGAGGCAGGTCTGTGCGCTGTTGAAGAAATACCCTTTCACTAAATCAGATCTTAACTCTAATCCGCGCGAGGAGGCTATTAATAGCCTTCTTGCAGCAGAGGAAAAGTGTAGACTGACTAATGAGAGGATTGCTGCCGACCAGGCAGCAAGCGTATTTCCTTCTTGGGTTCCAAGGTGTCGGGCTATCATCTCCGATATTCTTGGCACTCTCAGCCCCGAGCTGATAATGAAAATTATCTCCTCAGGTAAGCACGGACCAGGGTCTACTGCATCTAGTCGCGGTAATAGGGTTACTGAGTACTATAAGTACTTGGATATCCCTTATACCGTAACAGATTCAGCTAGGCTTTACGCGTTTGCAGCTATTTCCTCGGACCCGAAGTGGATCGATTATCTCGAATCCACTGGGCGTCGTAAGGAGTTACCTCCTTCCGGCTCGCCACAATACCAAAAGGAGCTTATGCTCCTTAAGGATGTGGTGGACGAAGTTGCAAACGATAAGATCACTTTTGTGCCTAAGACCTGTAAAACCGACAGGCCAATTGCGGTAGGCGCATCTCTAAACATCTTTCTTCAGTTGGGTGTTAAGGCCCATATGGAGAAGAGGTTGAAGATGTGGGGTGTCGACTTGACCGATCAAACGAAGAACCAGCGGTTCGCACTGCTTGGTTCTAAGTTCAATCGTAATCATGACGACACACCAAACACCAATCAATTTTCTACAATTGATCTTGCGTCCGCTTCGGACACAATTTCTGTAGAACTTGTTAAGTGTTTGCTGCCAGGTGATTGGTTTGCCTTTCTCGATGACCTTAGACACAAGTCTGGGACATTAGAAGGGAAAACTATCCATTACCAAAAGTTTTGTGCTATGGGTAATGGGTTCACCTTTCCGCTGGAGTCGCTCCTCTTTTATAGCATTTGTAAATCTGCTATCGAAGAGGCTGGCTTTCCTTGTACTCCTAATGACATCTCCATTTATGGTGATGACATTATTGTACGAGAGAAAACCGTTCCACACGTTCTCAGGGCCCTTCAATATTCTGGTTTTTCGGTTAATACCGAGAAATCATTTGTTGAGGGACCTTTCAAAGAGAGCTGTGGATGCGATTATTTCCAAGGCATTAACGTACGTCCATACTATCTCAAGCGTGCTATAAGAACGTATCGTGATATCTACCATGTTTGTAACAGGATCTCAGAGATTATTCTCTCGAGAAGTTACAATACGTGTCTAGATACACTTTACGAGCAGGTGCTTTCATCAATGCCAAAGAACCATATAACTTATGGTCCTATTAGCGCTGACGAGGGTAACCTGTCTTGTCCTATGGCTGTTCTAAACAATCAAGGTCTTAGACCTTACTTGTCGAACCTTGAAGTAGAGTGTCTTGTCAGGAGCGGTCAACTTAAGAAGACAGATGTTGGTTTCTGTCTACCTTATGCAGTCACATACAATATTGAAGCACGATGGTATTCATCTCGTGATTCTGTACGGTATATGATTACGCTTCGTCATAAGTTTGAACAGGCTCCTAGGAGCTCGTTCGAACCCAATGACCCCTGGCTCGATACTTCTATGGGTGTACGCGCTTCACGGAGAAATTCTGTGAAGCAAGTGATCTCCGTTAAACCAGTGCTAAACTGGGATAACGGGTTATCGAGGCATGACCTTTACCGACACCCCCTATGGAATTTTATAGAGAGTTAGGCTTAGGTTAACTTCGGC